CAGCGTGGGCGTCTACATGGCTATCCCTGACATGTCCAAACTCTACGAGTCCCAGGGCGTGCGCATGGTCGTGATCAAGTCGACGGGCTCCCCGCTGAAAGGCGCCGGCATCGAAGGCACGTCCCTTTCCGACGAGCAGATGGCTGACCTCCAGGCCTCCGTCGACTCCATTCACGAAGACTTCAAGGCCGCCATCCGTGCCAAGCGAAAGATGGTCGCCGACTCCGCCCTCCGCGGTCAGGTCTTCTCCGGCAAGCAGGCAGCCGCCCAGGGCCTCGTCACAGGTCTCGCCGACTCCTTCTCCAAGGCTCTCGCATCTTTCTAATCCTATGCCTCGCATCTTCACCGACATCGACGACACCATCCTGAAAGACGGCCAGCCCGTCGAGAAGGTCATCGACTACATCGACGAGACCGCCGAAGAGGTGGTCGTCATCACCAATCGCCCCGAGTCCGAACGCGAGAAGACCATCGAAGACCTGAAGGTCACCGGCCTCGAGTACCAGGAGCTGATCATGAACGACGGCACCGAAGAGGCGCCTGCCTTCAAGGCCCGCGTCATCAAGGAACGCCTCGACAAGGGCGAGAAGGTCGACCTGCTCATCGACAACCGAGCCGACACCCGCGAGGCGGTCGCCGCCCTGGGCGTCGAGGTCATGGACCCTGCCGAAGTCCCCGACGTCGTCGAGGAAGAGGAGGTCGTCGATACCGCCGAGGAGGCCGTCCAGCCCGAGGCCAAGGTTGCCAATTACGGCAGGTCTAAGATGACCATTGAAGAGCAACTCGTCCAGGCCGCGGCCTCGCTCGCCGGCCTTACCGCTGAACGCGACGACCTCCGCAGCACCGTCGAAAAACTGACCGTCGGCGCCACCGCCGAGCTCGAGTCCCTCAAGGTCTCGGCTGCCGAGAAGGACGCCAAGCTCGCCGACCTCGCCGCCGCCCTCGAAGTTTCCGCGAAGGAAGCCGAAGCGCTGAAGGCCAAGGTCACCGAGCTCGAAGCCGTCAAGGCCACCGCCTCTAAGGAAGCCGCCAAGATCGTGGCGTCCTTCGGCACCGAGCCGGTCGAACTCCCCAAGGGCGACTCGCCCGCGAAGATGAGCAACGCCGACATCAAGGCCGCTTACCTCGCCCTGCCTCCTGGTCAGGCCCGCATCGCGTTCTTCAACGCGCACAAGGCCGCTCTCATTTCCCTCTAACCCTCACTCCCTAAAACACTACTATGGCTACTGTCCTCCCTACCGCCCCGGCTATCCTGTCTGACTACATCGTCCAGACGGTTGCTGGCAAGCTCCCCATCCTCAACAGCGTCTCCGTGAACCTCTCGGCCTCCGTGGGCCGCGCTGGCAAGACCGTCTTCGTCCCGATCATGGGCGCCGGTACCGCCTCCGAGTACAACAAGACGACCAACAACCTGTCCGACGTGGACGGCGCCGAGATGACCTCCTCCTCGGTCACCCTCAAGCACTTCAAGTACGTCGACGAGTTCAGCCCCCTGGACATCCAGGAGTACGGCATGCAGTACCTGATCAACGCTTACGCGAAGACCGCCGCTCAGGCCATCGTCGACAAGACCTGGGCCGAAATCGGTTCCGTCTTCACCTCCGCTAACTTCGCCACGGAAGAAACCGTCGCCCTCGTCGACTTCGGTTATGACGACGTGACCAACGCCCAGTTCCTCCTGGACTCCGCCAAGGCCGGCCAGCCCCGCTCCTTCCTCGTCGGCAACGGCTACCTCAAGAGCCTGCGCAACGACTCGAAGATCTACGGCTCCCTCAACCCGAGCGCCAACACCGTCGTGACCACCGGCAACGTCGGTCAGGTCGCCGGCATGGACATCTACCAGTGGAACCAGATCCCGGCCAACGGCGAAAACCTCGCCGGCGTCGCCATGGGCCCGGACTCCCTCCTCGTCGCCACGGGCATCCCGATGGCCGAAATCGCCGGCTTCACCTCCAGCGTCGCCACCGCCGAGTCTGGTCTCTCCGTCCAGGTTCTCGTCGGTCAGGCTGAGACGGGCAACATCCGCTGCATCGCTCAGATCCTCGTCGGCGCCAACAAGGGCCGCTCGACCTCCCTCGTCCGTTACGTCACCGCCTAATAGCGGCCGACACGGCAAAGCAAGGCCCCCGGAAACGGGGGTCTTTTTTTGTGTCCTTTGCCAATGGTCGCAGGTTTATGAGTCTGTACGCTGAGTTCCTGCCCGACGCGAAGGAGATGATCGCCGACTTCGGCGTGGCCGGTTCGGCTAACTCCGGGGCGATTACATTCAAATGCCTCATCTCCGACCCGGCCGTCCAGACAGTCCTCGAAGCAGGGGGGTATTGTGAGCGGACCCAGTACTCGGTCAGGCTCCCCGCCGCAACGGCCTCCTGGAGCCTCCCAGATGGGTCTATTGGGGCATCCACGGCCATCATCAGCGGCGGCTCCCCCATCCCATCCCTCGCTCAGGGCAAGAAGATCGTGGCCGGCGGGAAGGACGTGCGCATCACCACGCAGACCTACAAGCCCGGGTCGGCATGGGTCACCCTCATCGTCATCGACGATAACCAGTAATGGCGGTCAAGGTCTCCATCGAGCCGAAGTCCCTCGCTCAGTTCGTGGAGGCCTGTCGTCAATTCGCCGCCGGCACGAAGATCGCCATGCGCGACGCCATGCTGGAGCAGGCCATGCTCGCCTGCCAGGACGCCGCCAAGTTCACCCCTCCCCTTCCCCGCGGCGGAGGTAACGGCCTGAGCCCAGCGGCCAAGAAGGCAGGCCTCAAGGCAGTCGAGGGCGACATCTCAAAGATTTTCGTGGCGGCAAATGACCACAGCTCCAAGGCCGCACCTGGGCAGATCGTGAACCAGATTGCCTTTGCGGTTAAGTCTAACGATTTCGGCGCCTTCTCACGGCTTACGGATGGCGGCAAGCTCTCGGGCATGCTCGGGCAGCGCAGCATCCTCTCGAAGATTTCGCAGGACGCCGACAAGGCCCGGGCGTTCCAGAAGGCCAAGAATTTCCTGAACAGGGCGAACCCCGTCAAGACTGAGTACGGAACCCAGGGCTTCGTGACCAACCTCCGCCCTATCCATGACCAGGTCAAATCTCGCTTCGGCGGTCGCATCAAGAAGGGCCAGAAAGCCGTGGCCGCCAAACTGCTCGTCGAGAACAAGGACGAGCTGAAAGATTATATCCTCAAGCGCCAGCAGATGGTCGGGGCGGTCAAGTCCGGCTGGTTCAAGGCCATGCAGAGCCTGCCCCGCCCGAAGGACATGAACGGCCAACAGGGCGAGCCTGGCGCCGAGCTGCGGAAGGCCTCATGGGTCACCTTGCATTCCAGCGTGGCCGGGTACAATCAGACCAGCTTTACCGACAAGATCGCGGAAGTCACCGTGACGAACAGCATCGGCAACATCAACGCCATCGCCGATGAGGCCGGAGTCCTGAGCTTGGTCTACGGCAACCGCGTCAAGCAGATGCCCTCGATGATGCGCTACCGCATGCGCAAGCCCATCGACAAATTTAACAAGAAATAACCTACCATGCCCGGAACCCGCTCCATCCGCCACATCGTCGAGGGAACCCTCGCGACCTATCTCTCCACGCAGACCGGCCTGACCTCGGTCCAGTTCCTGACCGGGGACAGCGCCGTCACGCAGACCTTGCCTAAGGCCATCGTGCTCTGCGACTCGGCGACGCCCCCTGGCGACCTGCAAGAATGCCTCGGCAACTTCTCCTGCTCGGTCCGAATCACCCTGTTCTCGAACGCCGACGACACGACCCTCGCCGATCACCGGGCCCGCTGCGCCGCCCTGGCCGGGAACATGAATGACCTCGCCTCGATTCAAGCGGCCTTTGCGGCCACCGGCGACGCAACCTGCTACGACGTCAGCGTAAGGTCGGAAGACGAAGGGGTCGACGAGCGTTCCTGGGCGACGGCTTTTGCCTTCGATCTGCTCGCCGTCCTTCCCCCCGCGTAAGGTTGCCAATTAAAGCAGGTTTAAGATGAGCGCTGTAAATACTGGGGTAACTTGTTTGTATGGCATCGAGTCGGGCCAGGTGGCGTCGCTCTATGTTCAATCTTATTCCGTCTCCTCTGCATTCAATAACACCGGCACGGTCGTCAATGAAGACGGTCTTACCATTACGGGCCGTTACGACGATCGAAAGTCAGAGCTTACGGTCGAAGGGGTTGCAACCGCTTCCTCCGTCCCGCAGCTCGGGGCATCGATTGAATTCACCGCCAAGACCGCATCGGCCTATCCTGGCGGCGTTGCCTCTATTGCCTTTTCTGGCGTGATCACAAAGGTAGACGATAAGGGCTCAAGCAAAGGTTTTGTCAGCGTTTCTATCACCGCCGAGTCTTACGAAGAGATCACTTACTAAGTCCTGCTTGCTTTGCACGCTGGCATGGTAGGATAAGTAGCGTGGACAAGCGCTACTTGAATAGCCTAATCGACCCGCAGCCGTTCAAGCTGTTGGGTCGAACGCTTTATCCCTGGTGCCTCAAGTACCGCGTGCGGCTGATGGCGTTTGAGTCTCCCCTGGCTGTCGGTGGCCGCGACATCACGCCGGCTGACCTCCTCTTCGCCTGCCAAATCTGCGCTGAAGAGACGCTCGGAGAGGTCAGCTGGGTGGACAAGCTGCGCGTGATGCGCCTTAACGAAAACCCTGCCAGGTTCCAGATCATGCTCAATGCCTTCGCCGGCTACATCTTGGTCGAGAACTGGCCGAAATTCTGGGAGAGCAACAAGAAGAGCGGCGGGGAAACTAAGGTTCCTTGGCCGCTGATGGTTGTTTCAAACCTAATCGCCAATGGTATCGACGAAAAGCGCGCTTGGGAAATGCCCGAGTGCCAGGCCATTTGGTATAACGCTGCCTTCGCCATCCGCAAGGGGGTCGACGTGGCGATCATGTCGCCCGACGAGGAGGCCTTCATCGAGTCTCAGCTGAAGAACAAAGCCGAATCCCAGGCTGCCCCCGTTGCCAATCCAGCAGGTTAAAGACTACCATGGCAGGACAAGAACTCGGCATCAGCATGAAGACCACGACCGACGTCCCTCAGGCGATGGACAAGGCGAAGGGAGCCGTGCAAGATTTTGACAAGCAGCTCGGCGACATCGGAAATAAGTTTAAGACCTCCTTCAAGGACATCTTCCTCGGCTTCACCGCCCCTATGGTCCTGCTTCAGTCTGCGATCTCGGCGATTTCAAGCGCCATCGATAAGGCAAAGCAAGACGCCAAGGAAGGCCTCGACCTGATTGCCAAGGGAGAAACGGTTTTTGCCACGACAGACGAGGCGAAGATGGCTCGATTCTTGAAAGCGAAAGAAGCCACGGAAAAGGAGGCTGAACAGGTAGAAGCCGGCAGGCGTAAAATGACCGAGACTTTTCTGACCGAAACGGAAACAGGTAAAAAAATACTCCAAGAAGAACGTGAAAAGCAGGGCCCCGACGCATATGTGAATCCGAAAGTCCTATCCATGGTGAAGGATTATCAAGACATGGCCTTGCAAGCTTTTCTCAATTCTGAAGAGGGCAAGAAATATGCGCACATCTTTGAGGCTGAACAGAATCAGCTGAAGCCCGGCACGTTCAAAGGCCCGGAAGGTCTCTCCAACGTCATCGGCGTCGGCCCAAACCCTGTTCTCGATAACCTCACGCGCCAGCTCGACATCCAGGAGCAGATCCTTGAGTACATCAAGGAGACG